CTGATCCGTCCTCAAATTTACTGGTATGCTATTAATCTGCTGAATCCTCTGTGACAATGCCTGCATCCGATTTTCAGTTGCTGCCATATCATTTAGCATTCCGGGCGGCGTCACTCTCATGTTTCTGGCCTGGTCAGATATGGCCTTCTGGCTTTCATATAGCTGCCTTGCCATCTGATCGGCTGCTTGGTACTCCGCCTGAAAACGATCGGCACCAGAGTTCATGAAAACGCCTAATGCTGCTGTGCTATTCCAAGCTGGTTCTGGAGGGGCGGGAGGCGGAGTGGTTGCGACTCTTTCCACCTCTTCCCGATACCTGGCCATTTCAGCCGATGCTTCTGCGATTCCCTGCCTTGCCGCATCTATGGAAGCAGCATTTAGTCCTGCATCAGACGCCGCCTGTGCCTGCTCAAAGGTAGAGAGCATAATAGACATTGATTGTGTGATGTTGTTTAATATCCCTGACATTCGATCCTGCAGTTGAATTGAAGTTTGTAATCCTGCCACTTCTTCCTACCCCCTTTTCCTTCTGGCCCTGGCGGCATCCTTCTTGTCGTTTTTAATCTTCATCTCGACCGCTGCAATGACAACAGCTTTCTCATAACGAGGAAGCAACAAGTACTCATGGGGCCACTTGTGAAGCTTGTGGAGGCAATA